TACGGGGCGTTAGTAACCGTGATCGAGGCGCTTCCGGTGCCTGCATGGGCTTCGAATGTCGGCGCATTGCAGTTGCCAGACGGTGTACTGTGGTTCGCCAATGCACTCGAACTCCCTGCTGGTGCGGCTATCATGGCCACCGCGTGGACTATTCGATTTATCGTTCGACGTCTGCCGGTGGTTGGCTAGGTGGCCGTAAACTCTTATGTCGGTTTGCCCGGCTCTGGCAAGTCTTATGGGGTTGTTGAACACGTCGTCTTGCCTTCGTTGAAGGACAATCGACGTATCTGGACTAATATTCCCCTTAACCTTGACACCCTAGCTAAAGCCTATCCAGAGGCTCCCACACCCGTTATTTTTGACTCTATCCAGATCACTGATAACCCTGCTTTCTTTCAAGATGTCTTTGATGCTGGCGCCACCATTATTATTGACGAGGCATGGCGTTTTTGGCCTGCCGGTCTTAAAGCTAACGACATGAAAGAGGGTCACAAATCCTTTTTTGCTGAACACCGTCACATGGTTGGCGAGGATGGCGAATCGACGGAAATTATCGTTGTAACTCAGGATTTGGCACAAGTTTGTACTGTTGTTCGTAACCTAACGGAGACCACCTACCGCGCTGTTAAACTTGTCGTTGTCGGCAGTAACAAAGGGTACAGGATCGACGTTTATCAAGGCGCGGTGACTGGCCCCAACCCTCCTGAAAAACTCCGCGTTCGTCAGCTTTTCGGCTCGTACAAAAAAAACATATACCAACACTACAAAAGTCAAACCATGTCCGCTGCTTCTGGACACGTAAAAGAGAAAACCGCAGACAAGCGAATTAACATCCTTAATAGTAATTGGCTCAAGTTCGGCGCTCCGTCTTTGCTCTTGGTTCTCGGCTCTTACATTTGGTACGCACTTTCAGATGTTTCCAACATGTACAACGGCTCAGAGGACAGCATGAAAAGTAAGTTTGACTCTAACGGCAAACCTCCTGAAATTTCCCAACAACCAAAAGCTCCACCAGTGTCTAGGGAAGAATTAGCCATTACTTCATTCTTACAAGAAAACTACGTTTATATTGCTTCGAATATGGGTAATTGGCCTTTCATCAAATATCAGTTTCATTTTGTTAATTCAGACCAAGACATCTCTACTTTGTCCGAATCTGACCTCCGTACACTTGGCTATAAATTCCTACCAATAAACCCTTGCCTAGTCAAACTTAGTACACTCGTTAGTGATCGGATAATACAATGTCATCAAAGTGATAGACCCGAGGACAATTATCAGGAAGAAACAGACTCCTCTGAAATATTTGCGTTTAATGGGTCATCCGAGCAATGAGCGTAGCGAATGCCGGAGACCCAAAACCCACACCTTCTCAGACTCTCTGAGAGCCTCTCTACGGCACGTTTGCTATACCCTGTACAAACATACTCCGACACCGTGAACTCGATTTGCCTGTATATTCATACAGTAGTTGTCAAAAATCGTGCCAACATTTAAGAACATCAAAAAAACATTATTGTCAACTGTTAATTCATACAGTACTGTTTACCTATACAGTACTCTCAGACGCTCTGAGAGCCTCTCTACGGCACGTTTGCTATACCCTGTACAAACATACTCCGACCTGCTAAACTCGATTTTGTTGTATATCCATACAGTACTTTTCTTTAACGTCAAAAAGGAATGAAAAAGATGATTGACAGACCAACCCAAAAAGTGTTCGTTATTCGTGTATCTCCAAAGCTCCATCGTCAATACATGAAATACGTGAAAACCATTGACACCGATGCTAGTAAGCATTTAAGGCAATTTATGCGGGAGGTCTGCAAGTGATCACCACGAACCCCAATATTGTCATTTCAGATACCCGCTGCAATCTTCGCGAGTTCGGCTTTGCTTCATCCTTCTACTGTGATAGCTGGGCGCTCTTTAAACGCGATGCCCAAGCCTACGTGAAACCGGACACAACCATCTTCCATATCCCTAGCTATCATGGGGTGATGATCGTTAGCGTCACTAATCAGGCAATCTCCGATGCTCTGGCTGGTGATCGGGCATCACTCGATGAACGGGTGAGGTACGTGCTATTCGACTCTACACACCTCCCTGATTAAACCGAGTGAGCGAGTAGCGAATATGGCGCAGCCAATAGCGAAGCGGAAACTTCTTAGCCTCGACGATCTGCAAAGCGGATTGTATGCCTTTGATTCTGTGAAGCGACAGCTTCATAAAGTGGTGCAGAGTATGTAATACTGCACCTTTGTCCCATTATGAGAATAAGCCAATGCTAGATTGGATATCAGCGAAGATTCAGATCGTCCACAAGCCAATAAAAACGGGTCACATGCTGATGATCGACGAACATGGCGAGGTCGACTGGGAAAACGCCATTAAGCAGACGGTGGAAGGTTCGTATAGTGCTAAGTTTCAGGTTAAAAGCATCGGTTCCGATGGCGACGGTATGGCCACCCACCTTTATATCTCGGGGAACCCTAGCAAGTGGCTACAGGGTCACAATGTAACAGGTTCAGATAGCCTTCTCAGTTTGGTCTATGACACTTGCATTGATCTTTTCGAATCTCTTTCCCTGAAACCCAGCGAATATGAGCTGATCAAGTTATTCAGGGGGCATTATGAGATATCACGTATTGACATTAACTATATGTTTTCTCTCCCCTGCCAGAGTGACGTTGATCGCTGGCTCAAGGCGGCTGAATTTAACTCTAAAACTCGTCACGGTCGGCCTTCCATGAAAGGGGGTACGGTATACTGGGGCAAGTCCTCTCGGCGCTGGTCTATTAAGGCATACAGTAAGTACACTGAGCTACAGGTTAAAAACCGTGGACTACCTGAACACCTCGTGACATCTGGCCTCGAAGAATGGTCAAAAGATAAGCTCCGAATTGAGGTAGTATTGCGACAGCTCGAACTGAAAAAATACGGCATGGCTTCAGGTGTAGCTGTTGACCGTATCGGTTTGAATCAATTATTTAATAGGTATGTCAAGAGGTTGGAAATGTCAGAATCAATGTCACTCACTGATGAAACACTCGAAGCGCTGCCAAACTGCCTCAAGTCTACCTATCGACTTTGGGTATACGGGGAAGATATTGCCAATATTCTGCCCAAGGCTACGTTCTACCGACACCGTAAAATGCTTATTCAGGAGGCCGATATCGACATCAACGTGATGCGCTATAACAACCGCCAAGCCCACAATGTTATTCCTCTAGTTCGAGTTCTCGAAGCTGGACAGGTTTCCATACCAGTTGACTTTTATACCAAGGGGTATATTTATTCGTCTTGATTAACTCTCTCTCTCAAATAACGTATAAACAAAACATTGATACAATGAAGGTATACCACTATCTTTCTCTTGCTCCATAACATTTAGAATTCAATTAAGGTGAATCGGAAATGGCAGACAAATTAAATGCGCTTTATGAACTCCCGCGACTTGTCGCGATATACAACCCTAATACACGTTCTATATCGGGAACTTCCAAGGTTACAGGCCGAGAGTATTCTTTCCGCGTACAGGAAGCATGGTTATATTCAACCACAGCACCTCACCCTGAGAAGTTCGATATTACTCTCAATGCTGATGATCCCGATTTGGCAAGGGGACACTTCGCACTCCCGAACTCTTGCATCGCGATCAACCGACAGGGGCGCATATCCGTCCCTGCGCTCGATCTCATTCCTTTGAGCCAGACTGATCTGGAACTCTACGGCATGGCAGTCGCCAGTTAATGGAAAACTTTTTAACCTGTCGCGGTGAACTAACCCAAAGTAACTCGGGCGTACCCTCGTGCAGTGGAATATGGGAATACGTCTTAATGACGCCGACCCTTCAAGTATCGGACCTAGACCCGTTCACGGTGGCTAGTTTTGTAGGCGCTGGATTCTTTGTTCTTCTACCTCTTTGGGTTGGAGTTACAGGGGGCAAGGCTTTATTAAAATCAATATTCTAAGGGGATAATCATGGACGCAGCAGCCGTGACAGCAATCACCGGAGCCATTGACTTTGGAACAGTAGTAACAGGTATTGGCGCTGTATTCGCCGCTATCGTACTGGTCAAAGTCGCTATGGCTGGCGGTAAGTTGCTCATTTCAGCCATCCGCTAATTTGAGCTACAGAAACTAGGGGGCTTCGGCCTCCTTTTTTTTAACTTGAATTTGAATCATGTCTTAAAATAAACTTTTTTTGCTCTGCCCTACAGGCCAATAAACACGTGGGGGCATTACATTTATATCCAGGGCGAAATCTTTTGGAATACAAATTTCTCTTGAATTAGACTCATATAGGATTCAGCAAATGTACGATTTATATACATGGGCCATGTTCTTTTGCGGAATGTTGGCTTTTGTCATTTGGATGCCGACCGACCTATGAAGAACATACCCACTCTAGGCTTTATGCTAATACTCGTCACGATGAGTAACTTAGCGTATGCCGATGTTTGTCACGTATCCGGTGCTGGTCGCCTAGAGAACTCTGTTCTAGAACGATACTTTACTAGCCAGTCCGCTGCCCTTTCGGCGTGTGAGTCTGCTTCTAATCCATTTGGCCAATCAGGCTGTTACGTTTCACGGTCGCGTGAATATATCTGTAACGGTGGTGGCTCTGATTCTTCCAAGTTCACGTTCCAATGGGATTGGGGCGCTACTACTCCACCACTAGCTGACGGCTGGGAAGATGATGGGAACGGTAATTGGTTTATCCCTGTTCCTGTTATTGAGTGTGATCGTCAATCCTCCATTGCTCTCGTTGATGATCTGGGCGTCACTACCGCGTGTGAAGTTAATGCTCTTCCTACTCCCGAGGGCGTCTGTGATTCTATTCTAGGCCGTCAAAACAATGTTGACTTGTGCGGCGATCACCAAGATACCTGCTTTGGGGCTGGTGGTACTTTCGGCTTTGCAGGTACTGGTACTGAAATGTCTGAGATTTGCCTCGCTTCCGGCTCTTCAATACCTGTCCCTACTTGCGCTTCTGGCTCTTACATTTACGTCCAGCGTGGTGACGGTGATGCTACACAAAATCAGGTTGCCTGCGCTCAACCCGATGAACTCCCTGTTACTATCTGTGATGGTTCAACACAAGATTGTGATCGTGACGGTAAAGTTGATGATCAGAACAAAAATGGTTTGGTTGATAACGGGGTTGCTGACACTGGCGGCGCTGGTACTGCTTCAGGTCCTACCGCTGGTACTGGAACGCGCAATATCGGCGACTTGGACTTCGAAACTCCCACGATCGGTGAAGGCCAATGTGACCCCACCTCTACCAATTATGCGGAGTGTATAGGTCAAGGCGATGCTGGCGAATTGACCCTTCAATCGAGTGGCGGTACGTTCGACAGCGTGAATGCGTCTATGGGTGCCCGAATCTCTGCTTCTGGGTTCGGCGGTATGGCTTCCAATATAACTGGCGTTTTCTCGGGGGCTGGTGCCTGCCCCGCACCCTCTTTTTCTGCTTTCGGTACATCTTTTGCAATCAACTTTCACTGTACCCTGTATTCCTCTATCTCTGGCATTCTCTCTGCCGTGATGCTGGTTGTTTTTTCCATGGCGGGTATCCGTCACATGATGAGTGCCTAATATGAGTTGGGATGAGATCACAGAGTGGTATCAGGACGCTTGGTTATGGATATGGGAGACTCTTTACGGGGCGTTAGTAACCGTGATCGAGGCGCTTCCGGTGCCTGCATGGGCTTCGAATGTCGGCGCATTGCAGTTGCCAGACGGTGTACTGTGGTTCGCCAATGCACTCGAACTCCCTGCTGGTGCGG